TTTAAATATTTAGCACCGGCTTTACCTATTCTTACAGCTATACCTCCAGCAACTTTACCTGCTGGTTTTGGTCCCCAATCTTTTCTTTTCTTTCCTGATGGATCTTTTATTTTACCCGCACAAATTTTACTAGCATATGCGTTCGCGTATGCACTAGGATATACCTTGAATTTTCGCTTCGCTGCCGCTTTACCTCTTGGACATAGTTTTGTCATTACTTCCAACCTTTCTTTGCTAATTTTGGTTTACCTTGTCTTAGCATACCACCTTTTTTAAATCCAACTGAATAATTAAAAACACCATCTACAACAGTTGGTTTCTTATAAGCTGAGTCTACACTATCTAAGGGTTCATTTACAGATGCTGCTTGAGGAATTGGTAAAATAGGTTTTTTTGGTCCCCCACCATTGTTATCAGCTACTACTGGTGTTGTTTTTCCATAGCCTGCATCTTTTAAATATTCTTTACCTTTAGGTGAGTTTGGTTGTAAAACTGTTCCTGTAGTTTTGTAGTGATCTCTATACAATCCTTTTTTCTTTGAATATCTTTGTCTGCCTTTGTAGTTAGCATAAGCACCTAAATTTATTGCTCCACTAATAAGACCTACAGTTGGTAATGGTGCTTTGAAAGGTACATCTGTGTTTCCACCTCCACCACCAGTTTTTGTCTTCGGTGGTTTTTTGGTTCCGCCTCCACCACCGCCTCCAACATTTGAACTTACTTTTGATTTACTTGTATTCTCAAATCCCGCATCAGAAGTTACAGCTCCTTGGTTTGGACTAAAGTCTGATTTAGAGGCATCCATACCTCCACCTCTAAATTTTTTTACCTTTAAAACTTTTTTCAAAACACCTGCTTGTTTAGCATGTGTCTTAGATGCTTTCTGTAAACCCTTAATTACTTTTTTTATTTTTTTTCTCACTTCTTACCATTCCTGAAAATTTGTGTTCCTTTGATTCCATATATCGAAGCTACGACAAGGATCCAAAGATTTGTGAACCATGAAGGGAGCTGCGAGAACATCTCAAAAAATAATTTTACCTTGTCCATAGCAGTCGGGTCATCTGATATGACTGCCCAGGCGAGCACCAACACGGGCAAACTGAGAATTATCAAAACTGCCTCGTCCTTCCAGTCTGATTGTCGGGCCTCTAGCAATTTTCCCTGATAAGCTTCCTCACCTCGAGCCATCTTTTCTGCATGCATTAGTTGTGCATCAGACATTGCCATTTTTGTACGTTGTTTGTTAGCGTAGATTTTACTTCCTGCGTTAACGGCTAATGATATCGCTTTTAACCACATTGTATTTCTCCTGTCTTCTTAAACACATATATTCTATCATTTTATCGACACAATCGTAAGCCCTTTCCCCCTGTGCTCTCCAACGCCACAATTGTTTGAACCTTTTATCTTTTTTCTTTGTCTTAAATTTGGCACCTCCAAACATATCCTGGAATCTTTGGATTATATCTTCATCACAACACTCAATTGTAGCTGCAAATACTCTTTTTCTACCTATTCCTTTAGACCAAAGGCCAAAACTTCCTTCACCATCAAATAATCCTGATAGCCAAAGTAGTTTATTTTTTTTTGAGAGATTTTCGTAAGAATTTTTTAGCATCTTTGAGTTTTATTCCTTGTGGATTAGGTCCTTTCTTAGGCGGTGGCCCATATTTTTTCCCTCCACTTAAACCTTTTCTCATTTTTGCGATAATTTTTGTCTTGCTACATCTAATCTTTCATCAGATTGCTCATCTTGCTGTCTAAGTCTATCATATTCAAACCCAAGCTTAGCATCCTGACGCATATTTTCTTGTTCTGCTTTGAATCTAGTCTCTTCTGCTTTTCTTTGTAAATCCATAGCTCTTAAATCTATTTCTTGTTGTTTAATTCTTACTAATGGATCTTGTTTTCCTGCTTGTGTTTGCATTTCGCCTTGAACAAGCTCTTGTGTTATCCTTGCAGCAGCTTTTGCCACCTCAGCCTCAAATGCAATTTCAAATTGTTCCGGATCTGCTTGTGCAAGAGCCATCATTCTTTGGTCTTGCATCATCATTGCTTTAACTTCTGCTTTAGCTTTGAATGAAACGTGATCAGATATGTGTGATTGTAACAAAGCATACACTTGTGGATTGATTTGAACCATTCTTGATTGCATAAATGCCATGTGTGCAGCTAAATGTGCATCATGATCTTGAAATTCAAACACTGTAAGTAACTTCATCTGCAAAGCTCGTGCATTTTCTTTAGCAGGATCCATTGGTTCAGGTTGTTTTGGCGGTGGTTTTAGAATTGCTTCTATTTGTTTTGTCCCCAACGCTTCATAAACTCTTCTGTAAGCCTCATGTAGGTTGTGCATTTGTGGATTTGACTGTGCAATTTGCAATTGATTCTGTGCTAACATCACTCTTTGCGCCATCGACATGATATTTGGGTCTGCAACAGGTAAAATATCTACTCTGTTATCAAAATCTGCAGCTTTGATTTGTCTTGGGCCACCATAAACGTCATACGGATACTCTGGTGGCAGTGATTCTCCACAAATTCTTGCTAAAATTTTAAATTCTAACCTCATTGCGTAGTAACAACGCTTGTGAACACCACTCATTACACGTGAACCACGCTCCATAAGAGCAACTGTTGTACCTACGGCTCTGTTTTGTAAGTCATTACCAACATTTGAATCTGTAATCGCAGCAAATTTTTGTCCTGCTTGTACAACAAAACCTAAAAGATTGTATAAAGTTACTGATGGTTCTGTAAATGGTAAGTTAAAAAACTGATCTCTGATGTTTCCACCTGGTGCATCAACATCTCTGAACTCTCCAGGTTGAATTGGTTGGT